CGAACCTTGTCCACGCGGTGCGGATCCTGGCCGCGCACTACGACCGACATCGCGAGGCCGTGCTCGCGGGCGTGGCCCCGGTCCTCGTGCCCGAGGGCGTCGAGGTCCTGATGGCGGGCGAGCGCATCCCGGAGGCCGCGTGACCTCCTACCAGTCAAGAGCACGGCGTGAGGCGATCCGTGGGGAGTCCCCGCTGGAGACGTCGGCGGTGTACGTCGACGAGGGGTCCGCCACACGGACACGCGCACGCCTGCTCCTTTCTTCCCCGTTCGTGGAGTGACCCATGGCAGACCTCGCGATCACGACTTCTCAGGTCAAGGCCGGCGCCGGTGCCGTCGAAGGCACGGGCGTCGCGGGCACGACCGTCACGGCCGGTCAGGCGATCTAGGAGGACGCCACCGACGGGCGGATCAAGCTCGCCGACAGCAACCTCTCGCTGGCCGCCGCGAAGTCGAAGGGCGTCACGCTCCACGGGGCGCTCGCGAACCAGCCGATCCGCTACCAGAAGGGCGGGAAGGCGATCGTCGGGGCGGGGGCCGCGCCCGCCAAGGGGACGATCTACGTCGCATCGGGGACTCCGGGCGGCATCGCGCCCGCGGCCGACGTCGTCTCCGGCTGGCACGCGACGATCCTGGGCGTGGGCGACGGCGACGGGGGCATCGACCTCGTCCCCGGGGGCCCGTTCGCCAGCGGGCACGCGGTGCCCTGATGCTTCAACTCGGCCAGCTGCGCCACCGGCTCGTCCACGAGGTCGCGATCGAGAGCCGGGAGCTCGACGGTGGCGTCGTGACCGCGTGGGACGCCCGCGATGTCGCGTGGGGCCATGTCGAGCCGCTGTCGGGGCGCAAGCTCGAGCTCGCCCAGCGCCAGGAGCCCCGCGTCACGCATCGGGTGACGCTGCGCTACCACCCGACGCTTCAGGCCATGGACCGACTGGTGATGGGCGAGGGGCGCGCACTCCACGTCCACTCGGTGCTCTCGACCGACGAGGGGCAGGACGAAACCGTCGTGCTCGCCGAGGAGGTCGCCGCGTGATCGACGAGGCCCTCCAGGACCACTGCCTTGCGGACCTGACGCTACGGCGGCTGGTCGCCGAGCGGATCTTCCCCGACTTCGCCCCGGCCTCGACGCGGGTGCCCTACGTCGTGCGCAGCCGACTCTCGAACCCTCCCCACGACCACCTGGCCGGCGAGGCCGCGATTGCGAGCCCGACCTACCAGTTCACCGTCATCTCGTCGAGCAATCGGGAGCGGAACGAAGTCGCGGGCGCGCTCCGCGCGTGCCTCTCCCGCTACTCGGGCCCGATGGGCACTGAGGACGTCGAGGTGTCCTCGCCCGAGGAGGCCGACGATGTCGAGACAGCCGGCGACGGGAGCGAGCGGCGCCTGTTCGTCCGGCGGCTCGACTTCGAGATCTGGCACGCGAAAGAACCCGCGAGGTAGCCATGGGCAACAAGTTCGTCAGCGTCACCAACGGTCTCAAGCTCGCGTTCGGCAAGAGCGGGTTCGAGGCCGACATCCTCTCCGTCTCGCACTCGGGCATCGCCCGGGCGCTCATCGAGACGAGCCACATGGGAACGCCGGAGCCCGGCGACGGCGAGATCGGCGGGAAGACGTTCATCGTCGACCCCCTCGAAGACCCGGGGCAGCTCCAGCTCCAGGTGCACTACGACCCGAGCAACCCTCCGAAGCGCACCGACCCCGACGACCCCGAGGCGATCGAGGTCACGTACCGGCGGCCCAAGGGGGCCACGACCGCGGCGCGGCTCGTGGGCGAGGGCTGGCTCCAGGAGTGGAGCGCGGAGATGAACCTCGGAGCCAAGATGACCGCCACGTTGACGGTCAAGTTCACGGGGCTCTTGAACGTCGTGAAGGCGGCCTGACCATGAACAACGACCTGCGTTCGAAGATCCTCGCCTCGAAGGGGCTCGCCCCCATTCCCGTGCCCTGCCCCGAGTGGGGGGAGGACGTCGTCGTGTGGATTCACCCGCTGACCGGCGACCAGCGCGACGCGCTCGAAGAGGAGAGCACCGAGCTCGCCGTGGCCGAGGACTTCGCCCCCGGCTCGGGGAAGCGTCGCCTCCACGCGCGCGCGGTCGTGCGCGCCGCCTACGACGGCGAGGGGCAGCCGATCTTCGCGCTCGACGACGTCGAGGCGCTCGCGCAGCACGACGCCCGCCCGCTCGATCGCTGCTACCGCGTGATCGACCGCCTCTCCGCCGTGTCCGAGGAGGAGGTTTCGGGCCTCCTGGGAAAATCCGTCGCGATCCCTGGAGGCGCTTCCTCCACCGGCTCTGCCGCGAGCTCGGGGTAGCGGCCCCGCGGCTGCTCCTCGAACAACTCACCTCGAAGGAGGTCTCGGAGTGGGCTGCCTACTTCCGCGTTCTCGACGAGCCGCGCGAGCCGTCGCTCTCGGCCCCGAACCGGAGCCGCCCGGCGACGGTCGGCGACGACCCCGAGGTCTCCTGGCAGCGGCTCCTCTCCTTCGCCGACCGCGTGAACACGAACCGGAGTGGTTGACGTGAGCACCTTCCGCTCCCTCCAACTGACGGTCTTCGGGGACAAGGAGCTCGAGGCGGCGTTCAACGCGCTGGCCCTTGGGGCCCAGAAGAAGGTCCTGCGCCCGGCGCTGCGCGCCGGCATGAAGCTGATCCACCGCGCGATCCTCGCGAGGGTCCCGGTGGACACGGGGGCGTTGCGGGGCGCGATCAAGCTACGGGCCAGCCAGCGGAGCCGCGGGCGAATCGGCCTCTCCGTGTTCGTGGACAAGGCGCGGCTGCCGAAGCGCACGAAGGCCGGGGCGAAGGAGTGGTTCTATCCCGCCCACGTCGAGCTCGGCCACCTCGCGCGCGGGAAGAAGGGGGCCACCCCGGGGAGCGAAGTGCGGGCGTTCACTCCGCCGCGGTCCTACCTGCGGGCGGGATTTGACGAGGCCAAGGAGGCCGCCGTCGCCGCGATCGAGGCCGAGGCGGGCCGTCGGATGGAGTCGCTCTTCCTGCACCCGAAGCAGGGGCCGGCCCCGGACGCCGAGGCCTAACCCGTGTCGGGGACGCTGCGCAACCTCCGCACCACCGCAACCGCCGAGGTCTCGAACCTCGAGCAGGGGATGCGTCGTGCCGCGACGGCGACCCGGCAGGTGGGCGTCGCGGCCGAGGAGACGAGCCGCCGTGGCTCGCGTGCCATGGACGACCTCGGGCGTCGGGGCGGCGTGTCGCTCGGCGTCGTCGGCAAGGGCGCGCGGGACGCCTCGGTCGGGCTCCTCCAGCTCGGGGACGTGGCCGGCGCGACGTCGGGCAAGGTCGGCGGGCTGTTGTCGGGGATGGTCTCGGGGTTTGCGGGGGGCGGGCTGATCGGACTCGGGATCGGCGTGGTCACGGGCGCCATCGCGCTGCTCGGCTCGCGGTCCGAGGAGACCCGGAAGGAACAAGAGAAGCTGCGTGCGGAGCAAGAGAAGGCGGCCGCGAGCGCGCGCGAGGCGGCGCAGCGGGCAACGGACGCCGCCGAGCAGAAGGCGAAGGAGCTGCAGCAGCTCCGGGACGAGATCGACCTGATCAACGCGCGGACCGAGGCCGAGCGCCGAGGTGTTGAGAACCGAGTCGCGCTGCGCAAGGCCAGCGAGAAGGGCCCGGAGCAGGCGAAGCTCGAAGCCGAGAAGCAGGCCGCCGAGGAGCGACGCCGCGCCCGCGAGGTCGAGGATCAGGCGGCCGACGCCTCCGCTGCCCGGTCCAAGCACGACGCCGAGGTGCGGGCCGAGCTCGAACGTCGGGCCGCGGACGCCCAGCGTGAGCTCACGAAGCGGCTTGAGGAGCAGGCGCGGCGCGAGTTTGAGGTCATGACGCTGACGGCCGAGCAGTTGAAGACGAAGGAGCGCGCGAAGCTGATCCAGGACCTGATCAACGCGGGGAAGAAGGAGGAGGCCGAGGCGATCCGCCAGGCCATCGAGTACGAGAAGCAGATGAAGGGCCGCGAGGAGAAGGCGAAGGAAGAGAAGAAGGCGGCCGAGGAGACCCGGCACGAGCAGGAGCGCCAGGCGGAGGCGCAGGGTCGTCTGGCCAAGGCCGCAGACGAACAGGTCGAGAAGCTGCGCAACGAGCGCGCGCTGCTCGCGGCCGGGACCGAGGAGCTGCGCAAGCGCGAGGAGCGATGGCAGCGCGTGAAGGAGATCATGAAGGAGTACGGCGCCGAGGCTCGCAAGGTACTGGTCGAGCAGCAGCGCCTCTGGGCCGAGGAGGACGCGCACGACGCGAAGCAGAAGGCGGGTGACGCGAAGGCGAAGTCGAAGGGATCGACGAAGGCCGACAGTGGCCCGCCGTCCATGAGTCTTGACGACTACGACCCCGCGGGCGGCACGGGGCCGAACGCGTGGCTACGCCAGCAGAAGAAGGCCAAGAAGCAGTACGACAAGAACAAGCGGCACGTCGCGAACCTCCGGGCCGAGAAGCGCGGCATGGGGATTCGGCTCGAGGACTGGGGCGACTACTTCTCCTCGGCACGGAGCTACGACCCCGACGCGAAGCGGCGCAAGGTGGGCTCGGGCGAGGACGACCCGTCCGGGATGCCCGGCGGGCCGCCCGCGGCCGGGCCGGGGCTCGGCGGGGACGCGGCCCCGAGGCCCCCGAGCTACCCCGAGCATCCCCCCGTGATCACCGAGGGCGGTGACGGGCCTCCCAGCGGAAGCACGGGCGGTGCGGCCGAGGCCACGAAGGCGCTCGGGGACACGGCGGCTGCGACCCAGGCCGCCGCCGAGGCCGTGGGACAGCTCGCCGCTCCGGCGAAGGAAGCCGCCGACGGGGCGAAGAAGACAGCCGACGCCGCGACCGAGCTCCAGGCCCCCGTACAGGAGCTCGCCACCGGCCTCACCTCCGCGGCCGAGGGCATCGACGCCGTGAAGGCGACGGTCGTCGAGGCCGTCACGGGGATCACACAGGTGGTCAAGGCGGTCAACGACCTGCAGGGCGAGATGTCGAAGCTCAAAGCCGCGCTCGACCAGCTCGCGAAGGCAGCCTGACGTGGGCGCCGCGACCGGCCGCTTCTACTACGGCGACTTCCGCCTCTGGCGCGAGGCGATCGCGCCTGACGAACGCTATGGTCGGACGCTGCTCCAGGAGTTCCAGGGGATCGACCAGCCCCGGGTGCTCGTGATCGCGGCAAGCGCCAACGCGGGGCTGGACCTCGAATGCCGTTGCCTCGGGTTCCCGAACCCCGACAACAAGACCAAGAAGGGCTGGGTCGCGGTGAAGCGCGGTCTGCGCCTCGGCATGGAGGCGCGCGTCCACCGCACGGACCCCGTCGTGTGGATCGAGGACGACACGACGCGGCGCGTGCTGACCTCGGTCGGAGGGTCGCCTGCGCTCCACGTGGCGGGCGGGCACCCCTATGTCAACGGCGACGTCGTGCTCGTGCGCCGCGCTGGCGTCGGGCTGTTCTCGCTCGGGACGGTGTCGGGTGCCACGGGGACCGCGTTCAACGTCTCGTCGCTGATGGTCGGGATCCCGCTCCACGCGATCGCGGCGGCGGACGAGGTATTCCTCGTCGAGGCCTACTGGCCCGGGATGGTCTGGCGGGACTTCGAGCCGCGAAACGAGATGGGCTGGTACGCGAAGGAGGTCGGCTACTCGTTCCGCGGGGCGGGTTCGCTCACGTACGCGCGCACGGCGGCGGCGGTCGGGAGCTGACCGTGCCGAGCGCCAACCTCCTCTTCCGCCACGACTTCGACGGGGTCGGCTACCCGTTCTTCACCGTCGCGTGGCCCGGATTCGGATTCGAGGCCAGCGGTGACGTGAACGCTGGCGGCCGCCCGCGCCCCGTCGTCGACGGGATGGGCCACGGGTTGCCCTCGCGCACGATCGGAGGCGTGACGTGGCGCGCGAAGAGCGACAACGCGCCCGGGCGCCAGGCTCACCGCACGGCCCTCTGGGCCAAGTGGAAGAACGCGGGCTTCGCGGGTCGGCGCGAGGTCGGAATCCTCGTGCGCTGCCTCGGGCCCAAGGATTGTCTCGTCGCCCGCGTGCGCTCGATGGGGACTGCGAACCCCGAGCTGCGACTGTTCCGCATCGCCGCCGGGATCGAGACCCAGCTCGGGGCGACCTACACCGGGGCCGACCTCTCGGCCACCCAGTTGAACGCAGGCGTCGAGTGGGCCGTGCGGGTCGAGGACCTGCCCGGTGGCGACGACACGAAGGTCGACATCTACGTCGGGACCCAGACCGAGGTCGCGCGCGGGACGCTCCGGCTCTCGTGGACGGGCGATGTCGGGGCGCTCCGTGGCCTCCACACGAGCGGCGTCGAGCTCCTCGATCAGGTCTACGGCGACGACGTGCGGGTGGACAACCTCGTCTGCTACGACCTCGCCGACGAATGGAACCCCTCGGGACCGCCGCCCGCGCCAGGGTCGGGCTGGCAGGTGGAACTCGGGAACACGCTCTACGCGCTAGCCGAACTGTCCGCGATGACGCCGCGCATTGATCTGGTGCGCGTGACGCAGGGCTACGGGCAGAAAGGCAACAGCGCGACGTTCCGGGTCGGGGGCGACTACCGCCAGACGACGCTTCTCTTCCCCGGCCAGACCGTGCGGGTGCTCCACGACGGCGCGGTGCGCTTCCGCGGGTGGGTCGCGGACGGCCAGCTCTCGGCGGACCCGACCGAATCGCAGGACTGGAACTGCTACGACGCGCAGTGGAACGCGCGGCTCGTGACGCTGCTCCGCCCCGACAAGGTGGGCTCGTACTACTACAACGTCACCGACGTCGAAGGCGACGAGTACGACTCGGAGATGGCGGGCAAGACGCTCGGTCAGGTCTTGAAGCACCAGTTCGAGGCGAACGCGGCGCTGCTTCGGTTCTACGGCTGTACGCCGCCGATCGGGGACGCGTTCGTCTCGACCGAGCTCGACCAGCTCGACGCCGAGATCCCCGACATCGTGGCCTCGGGGCAGTTCCCCGTGATGGTCGACACGCTGCTGCGCTTCATGGGGCACAAGTTCGTCGTGTGGGTGGACCCGGACGATCTGCGCTGGCACTTCCGCGACGTGACGACGCTCGCGGGCGAGGACGTCTCGTTCACGTCGGAGTGGGTCACGTTCAAGGTGAAGCCCGACCGCGACAAGGCCTACACGCGCGTCGAGTGGCGGGGGACGAGGAAGGCCGACGCGGACCCGGTCAAGCTGAAGTTGTCGGACGGCTCGTTGAAGCCGCTGTGGACGAAGGAACAGGAGGACAAGTACGGGAAGAGCAAGCGCAACAAGAGCACGGCGCAGGGCAAGATCCTCGGCGCCAGCGAGGGGATCGCGCCCGACGGGTTGATCCGGCCGTACTTCGACGTCGCCGCGGGCCTCTTTGACTCGGACGACTTCCGCGGTGGGATCGCCACTATCGACGGCGATGCGTACCCGCGCTTCATCGTCACGCACACGAGCACGCGGTTCTGGCTCTCGCCGCCGTCGTGGGGGGGCGGGATCCCGCCGCCGCCGGGCTCCAACTACATCGTGAGTCTCGTGGACAAGAACGCGGCCGCCGAGCTGTCGGCCGCGGGCGTCGGCCGGGGCTTCTACCTGTTCCCGCCGGAGGAGATCTGCGGCTACCCCGGGGCGGCGTCTGGCTACAAGCTCGGCAACATCTGGCAGCACGGCTTCTGCGGGAAGGCGACGGCACTGACGCAGGGCGAGGACGGCTCGGTCCACTCCGAGGAGTACCAGTACAGCGTCCGCGTCCCGAACCAGTTCCAGCGCGCGGCCGGGTTCTGCGACATGACGGTCAGGCTCTCGGAGAAGCCGAAGCCGAGCGTCGGGCTGATCAACTTCCTGCCCCCGGCCGGTGGCTCGCCGCCCACGTCGTCCTGCGTCCCGGGCAACACGAACAAGCCCGCGCAGATGCCGCTCGTGGACATCGAGCTCGAGGTGCCCGTGCGCGAGGACGAGGCCGCGTGGTTCGCCGAGCCGCCCGACGTGAACGATCGCCCGGCGTTTCGCGGTACGGCGTACAGCGACGACCCCGCGGTGTGGGACGGCGCGGGCGAGCCCTATGACGACGACTGGCGCTGCACCCAGACCTACATCGTCGACGACCCAGACTTCGTGGACGCGGCGCAGGAGGCGGGACTTCGCAAGGCTGCGCAGGCGATCCTCGACGTCAAGAGCCAGAAGCAGTACCTGTTCGAGGTCGGGATCGCGACGCCGTGGAAGGCGGCGCCTCCCGGCGCGCTGACGGCGGCCTCGACGGCGCGCTGGGCGGGGATGAGCAAGCGCATCACGCTGTCGTCCGCGCTGCGCGTGACGCAGTTCGAGACGGCGACCGACCTTCAGGTCTTCAAGGTCACGTGGGACGTCTTCGGGAACCGCACGATCCTCGAAGCGGGCACGGCCAGCGGTTGGATGGCGTTCGAGGGGATCGACATCTCGAAGGCGTTCTCGGAGGCGCGCGTGCTCAAGAAGGCCGCGCGGATGATCAAAGACGTCGAGGACTTCCGAAACTGCCTTCTCACCAAGCCCGAGGACCGCATCGGCGGCGTCCAGAAGGGCCCGGTCGACGCGTGCGACGTCAACATCATCAACGAGCAAGTGCGCCGCGTCGTGACCGTCGAGAAGGACGACGCCGACAAGGTGATGAACATCACCCACCAGGCGATGCGCACTTGGCTCGACGAGGAACTCTCGATCGGGCCGCACGCCGACAACCCGGGGGCCAACATCGCCGTCCCCGGGCGCGACGGGCTCGCGGCGCGTCAGGCGATCGACGGGCCGGTGTTGCGCTCGCATGCAGACCCCGACATCCCGTTCCAGGGACCGGCGACCGGGAACAACGGCGACCGCGGGCGCTACGGCGGGCAGATCGTGACGGACGCGGCGCTCGACGGGCGGCCGCCCCGCGAGCTCTACCGGCGCGGGGGCTTCGCGTTCCGCAAGCGCGAGGACGGGGCCGCGAACCCGGCGGGCGGCCCGGGAGTCGAGTTCTCTCCGGTCGGCCCCGATGGCGCGCCCACGGGGGCGTGGACGCCTTTCGTCTCCGCCCGGAGCCTGCCCAACCAGCGCGCGCCGCTCTCGATGCTGGCCCACGGCTCGACCCAGCACCAGCTCTTGGAGATGGCCCGCGAGCTCGCCCGCGCGCTCGGCCGCGTCGAGGACGAGGTCACGCAGGCGCTGCTGGCTCCCGGGGACGTCGGCGCGGGGTCCGCCGACGGCGCGCCAGCGGATCTGGCGACCATGCTGCGCGTCGCGGGGGTTGCGAACCCCTGGATCCGCCCCGTGTCCGGGTCGTTCGAGGATCCGGGCGGGCTCGTGTTCCAGGGGCCGATCAACGACATGGGGGCCGACGCGGGTCTGCTCTGGCGCGTGCGCACGCCCGAGCTGCTCCTGATGCGGGTCACGCAGGTCAGCCCCGGCGCGGGGACCAACGGCGGCAGCTACGCCTGGGACACCTCGGGCCCCGGCGGAACGACCGAGTTTCTGTCGACTGCGTCGGTGGTTCACAAGCAGATGGATCCCGTCGCGCTCTCCCCCGACCTGCGCCTGCCGGGGAGCACGTCGCCGGTCTCGGCGTCGAACCCGTTCGGTTTCGTGAACGAGGGGATGCTGCTCAACTCCAGCGGCCTCGGGACGGTCTCGGGCGCGGGTGGCCTCCTCCCGATGCCGCCCTACGCGCGCGGCACCGTCGGCCTCTGGGCGCTGCTCGCGGAGAATCCCGCGGGACCGCCCCTCCCGCCGGGGCAGACCTACAACGTCCGGATGGACGTCGCGTGGAAATCGTCGCCATGGGCAGCGCCCGCGGCCGGGGCACCGACCAATGTTCCCGTGGCGGACGGCACGGGGCAGGGGACCGGCGTATTCAAGGGGCCGGCGGGCGCTGTCCCCCCTGGGCTGAGAAAGCCGTTCGACCTAGCCGTGTCGGTCGTCTACACGCCGGGCGTCGGCACCGCGCCGCCCAACCGCGGTCTCGTGCTGCTTGGCATCGGCGTTGAGATCGCCGTCGTCGAGGGCGGCTACGCGCTGCTGACGAAGGAGGGGATCGAGGCGTCGGAGGCCTGGCGGACGAGCCACGCGCAGCCTGTGGAACGCCTCGCGGCCCTCGACGTCTGGCGCATGACCGTCACGAAGGCCGCCGACGACATGGTCGAGGCGACCGAGTCATGGGCCCTCGAGCTCAACCCCGGCGTCGTCGAGTTCGACGCGCTCGAGGTCTCCGAGACCTGGGACCTCCTGCTCATCCCCTGACCAACTCGTCCCGTACAATCCCCCTGTTCTTCGCGCGCCCGACTCCAGCCGGACGAGCGAGAGGAGGCTTCGATGCCCTCTCCCCTCGGCTGGATCCTGCTCGCCCTCGCGCTCACGTTCCTGCTGGCGCTGCGCCGTCGGCGCCCGCCGGCTCGCCTGGCCGATGGTGGCCCGCCGCCTGAGACGGACTGGGCGGCGTTCGCCCGTGGCGCGCGTGAGGTCGCCGAGCGCGCCCGCGGCCCGGGCCCGGAGCGGCCCATGGCGATGCGGGCCGACTGGGATCTCGAACTCGTGGGGCCCGATGGCGACGTGAAGGCCCGGCGGCGGTTCAAGAACCTCATCGTCAACGCCGGGCTCAACCGCGCGAAGGACCGGCTCTTCAACCCCGCCACGCTCGCGACCGTGTTCGGCTACGTCGCGATCGGCACGGGAGCCCTAGCCGAGACGCCGGTCGACGTGGCGCTCGGGACCGAAGCGGCGCGCGACGCGGTCGCGTACACGTCTGGCGGCACGGGCGTCTGCACCGTGGACCACACGTTCCCGGCCGGTATTGGCACGGGTGCCATCACTGAGGTCGGGCTCTTCGACGACCCGGCCGCGGGGAACATGTTCAACCGCAAGACCTTCCCGGCGATCAACAAGACGGCAGGGGACGCGCTCAAGGCTTCCTGCACAATCACGCTGATCGCGGCGTGACCCCATGGCCTACGCAGTCTTCAACGACGGGGCGACCGACGGGCGCGAGCCGTGGGTGGACTACGAGTTCACCGATGAGCCGTTCGTCGAGGTCCTCGAGGAGAAGGGCCCCGGCCGGACGGACCGCGTCGAGCTGTTCGCCTGCCCGCGGCGCCACTACCGCTGGCCGGCGGGGCTGACCGAGCCGCAGCGTGTGGCGTGGGAGGCGTTCCTCGCGGCGCACGGGATTGTCCGCGACGCGTTCTTGATAGAGGATCCCCGCGACGCCGTACGCGAGCTTGTGGCGCTCGAGCCCGCGGTCGGGGACGGGGCGCGGGTCACGTTCTCCCTGCCCACGAGCGAGGCGAGCCCGGACTACCGCTGGTACCCGAAGCAGGGCTCGGCCACGGGCTACGTCGCCGGGGTGCCGGTCGCGATCGCGAGCGTGGACACGGACGCGCGCACGGTCACGTTCGCGGTGGCGCCGGGCGTCGGGGCAGCTGCGAAGGCGAGCTACCGCGGTCTACGCCTCGTTCGTCTCGCGGCGCCGCCGTCGTTCCAGGGGGTCACGAAGCGGTACGGACAGTACGAGCTGGCGATGGAGGAGGTCCGCGGTGACTGACTGGTGCCGCCGATCTACGGGGCTTCGCTTGCATCGGAACGGGGCCAGACTGTGTTCTTGCCGTAGACAAGGCCGTCCTGCACGAAGACCTCCAGCCAACACTTCTTTCTCTTCGCGTTCACCGCAGGCCAGCGATAGATCCAGTGGTCGTCGGATCGGACCTTGCGTTCGGGGTCACCGAACATCGCGAGCATGTCGATCTCGGTTGCCCCCTTCGCTAGTTTTTCGGTCTCGTCGTAGGGAATCTCGCGGGCGTCGAGATTCGGAGGAGGCTCAGGAAGAGGAGGTGGAGGAGGCGCCGGCTCGGGCCACGGCGTCCTGCCAGGTATGTCCCCAGGACGTAGCGCTTGCAGCTCGACGCGAACACGGAACGCGCCCGTCTTCATCACCGATGAGAGTCGCATCGATCCCCAGTCTCCCTCGGCTCGATCAGCGTGTTCTGCCGTGAATCGAAGCGGCAGGAGAGCAACAGCATCCAACTCGGTTCCGACATCCATGGACGAAAGCTTGTCCGACCTGTACATCTCGGCATCCAGGTGCTCCGGGTTGCATGCATGCACTAGGCAGTCTGCCCTGCCGTGGTGCCCGTCACGCTTGCGATAGAAGAGCACCCCTTCGGCCTCAATCCACTCGGGGTGGCCGTAGGGCGGGGATCCCTCGGGTGCTCGGTACTCCTCGTGTGGGGCGATGTCGTTCCGCTCCTTGCGCTCAACGACGCTGGCGACTTCACCGTGTGCATTGCGAATCGTGGCGCTCTGGGGCCGAAGGCGCCGATCCTGCCATCGCTTCACGACTTCTACGAGTCGGTCGATCGCCTGGAGACAGCCCTCCGTGACGGCGATGATCTCGATGACTTCCCACCACGTTACCCCGGCTCCGTGGGGTGCCCGATCTAGGCCGAGGCTGATCTCTACCTCGAAGCCTTCCGCGCGAAGGTCGTCGGCGAGGCCATCAAGTTCCGGTGGAGACAGCTGGAGAGGATTCGCGCCCGCAAGTAGGAGCTTCACTTCGGATTCTCCGCCCAGAACGGTGGAACCGTTTCCGACCTGAGTATGACAGCGTAGCGATTGTGGCGGGGATCCACCTGGTATGATCAGAACGTCAAGTGCCGAGGGCAGCCGTCTCCAGCGGGCCGCCCCTCCATACGGAGGTCCTCATGCGCCCGCTGGTCATCGTGCCCTCGTTCTTCCTTCTTCTCGCCCTTGCCGCCTGCCAGTCCGACTCCGGTCCCTCCAGCGCCCTAGATGTGCAGCCCACCGTCGGCGCCGGCGCGCGCGTCTTCGCCGGTCCCCAGGACGGCGTGGGCGCGGCCGCCCGCGTCGACCTCGGCAAGTACGGCCTCCGAACGGGCAAGGCGGCCGAACCCGCCCCCGTAGCAACGCCGCTCGCCCCGGGCGCGCGGGGCGCCCCGTGCGCGGACGGGGCGTGCCCCGTGCCGCTCGCCGACCCCCTGCACG